ATCGTCAGGCAGTTAATCTGTGGACTCATGGTAAACAAGGAATGTCACACAAAACTAACAGTTTCATGGAGAAACTAATTGCAATCGACCCTGATACATTCGGTTGATTTGTGTAAACTACAGTGATCTGCTAAGATTACACTTGTGCCCCCTTGGTTGTTGACACCGGGGGGCATATGTGGTAGACTTACAGTGTTGTGAATTTGACAGTGATTGGGCGTCTTATGTGTTAGCGTCCGGCGGGCGTAGCGGATATAAGGGGTAAGGTATTGGTATAAGTGATGCGACCCCCCCCTATATAAAAACGCGGGTCCCTTGTAACCTACAAAAGTATATACCCGGTCGCTATATAATTCGATGAATGAAATAAGTTCATGATAAAAATTTCCCCAGAAAAAATTATGCCCCAAAAGGTTTTTCATATTTACGCGAAGAGTGAATGTTTATATCCAAATTTAACGGAAGAAGAATTTAAAAATACTTGGAATGTCCTTAATGGAATGGTTGGTCTTATGAAGACTGATTATGAAGTTGAGGATTTGTCTTATGAAGAAGTAGAACAAACCGTATTAGAACATGAAGACGCATCATATTGACAACACATATATAACACGTTATAATTGAATTGAGTTTCTAAGACTTATGGCAAAAGGATTTACTGTGAAGGCAAAAACGCCGGTCAAGAGTGAAAAGAAAGAAGGTGCTGAATGGGATTACGCAGCAATTAAAGAACGGATGCGTGGTAAGGCAATCGTATTTTGTCTTCCAGGGCGTGGATGTAGCTATGCATTCATGAAGAACTTCGTACAATTGTGTTTTGATCTGGTGCAGAATCAGATGAGTATTCAGATCTCACAAGATTATAGTTCAATGGTTAACTTTGCACGTTGTAAGTGTCTGGGTGCAAATGTTCTTCGTGGTCCTGATCAACTTCCATGGGATGGTAAGTTGAAGTATGACTATCAGTTGTGGATTGATAGTGATATTATTTTTGATAGTAGTAAGTTCTGGCAATTGTGTGATATGGCAATTGCAGAGGATGGTACGGAGAAAGAAATTGTTGCTGGTTGGTATTCTACTGAAGATGGTAAGACCACTTCTGTTGCACACTGGTTGGAGGAAGATGACTTCCGTAATAACGGTGGTGTAATGAACCATGAAATGGTTGAAGGTATTAGTAAGCGTAGGAAACCATTTACTGTTGATTATACAGGATTTGGATGGGTAATGATTAAGAATGGTGTCTTTGAAGATCCTAAGATGAAGTATCCATGGTTTGCACCAAAGATGCAAGTCTTTGAATCTGGTGCAGTACAAGATATGTGTGGTGAAGATGTATCATTCTGTCTTGATGCAATTGATGCAGGATATGAAATTTGGTGTGATCCAAGGATTCGTGTTGGACATGAAAAGATGCGGGTTATCTGATATACACGGAAGGGGGGTTGACACCCCCTTTTTTATTGGATATACTTATAAAGTAATTAGTAAGGATACATGGCAAAATTAAGTAAGTCACTGATGGGTATGCAGTTTATTGAAGCAACTCCCAAAAAAACGCGCCAGGGTCAGGGAAAGAATACAAAGTATGCGGCATCTAGCAGAAACAGTGCTAAGAAACCATATCGTGGTCAAGGGCGAGGATGACTTTTAATACAACACTTTACACCTACCTATCACCTAGTAAAGTATGTGATGGGGTAGGTGTTTTTTCTTTAGTTGATATACCTGCTGATACTGTTATCTTTAGTCCAAAAAACGGCGAAAAAATACGTTTCTCTGAAGTATCTGAAGAAGTGGGTAAAAAAATGCGAGAACTAACGTATTGTGATGAAGATGGTTTTTGGGTTGATGATGATTTAGATCGTTTAGGTCCGCAGTATTATATTAATCATTCATCTAATCCTAATGTATGTTATGATAAAGATACTGGTTGTTTATATGCCATAAGGGATATTAAAACCAATGAAGAACTATTAGACTATTATTTTCCTGAAGAACGAGAATGGCTTACTTGAATCATAGTTTACCTGATTGGTCTTGTTATATCCGTAATGAATTCCTTTTTAATCATAAGAAGGGTCATGGCGAAGTAACAAGGTGTGATGTGCATAGCGTTGCTAGTATAGAAAAAAGAACACCATTGTTTGAAGCATTCCTTGAGAATGGTGTGAACTGGACTAGAAGACCACTACATGCGTTCTGCTGGCGTCCTGATGCGCCAATTGAACCATTGGAGGACACATTGTATTGGGATTGCTTTTCTCCTTATGTGGACGTTCAGAGGCGTCATAGATTAGCAGGATTGAAAGCAGAGTTAATTCGTCCTGATAATCAAAAAAGAGTTGGATCTTATATGTTTACTTTAGATTGGTCATGGGAAAATAAAGGTATGCCTGATTTGAATTTCTCAGAAACACCTGAACATAAATGTGCTCATTTGTTTAAGATGGAGAATGGTAACTATTATGCTTATCCAAACAATCGTATCATTTGGTATGATGATGCATGGACCTTTAATCGTATTAAGCAAAATCCTGGATATGAGATTGATCTGACTGTTTATTCAGTTGAGGGGCGGCGAACAATTGAAACAAGTGATGAGTACATGTATGAGGTCACCCACCTAGATAATGAAGACTCTATCGAAGTAATTAACTATGAATGAAGATAATTTACTGCGTGAGATTGCTAACGACAATCAAACTCCCAGAAACAAGAAAAAAGTAAATAGCGATGGTTTATTTGAAACCACAGATTGTTCTGATCCTGATCACCAATGCACTTGTGGATCACAGCAAGTAGTTATTACTGAAGATTAGTGTTCTAAATAAGGTAGAATTCTTGTATCAGTTTGTCAGTTCAAAGGAAATCTAAAGGTTTCAAAGATATTAGTGCATCATTCAAGATCAATCCAGTCAATCAAGACTTGATTGGTCTTGTAAATTTTAATGCAATTGCGCGTTCAATTCGTAATTTAATTCTTACTCAACCTGGCGAAAGACCTTTTAATCCTTCCCTTGGTTCTGGCGTTAAAGCACTATTGTTTAACAATTTAGATCGTTTAACTGCAAGCAGCATTAAAAGTGAAATTGAAAATACAATTCAAAACTTTGAACCCAGAGTAGAATTGAATGAAATTACAGTCAACCCTAATGCGGAAAAGCATAAGTTTGATGTAAAGATTCAATATTATGTTATTGGTATTCCGGCAGACTTACAAGAAGTATCTCTTGCATTAGTTCCTACTAGGTAAAATGCCGTTAGTTAATTTCAGCAATTTAGATTTCGATCAGATCAAAGCGTCCATCAAGGACTATCTTCGAGCGAATTCTAACTTCACCGATTATGATTTTGAAGGGTCTAACCTTTCCGCAATCATTGACACGTTAGCGTATAACACTTATATCACTTCATATAACGCCAATATGGTGACAAATGAAGTGTTTATTGATAGTGCGACGTTAAGAGAAAACGCCGTGTCATTAGCGCGAAATATTGGATACATGCCACGCTCTAGAAGAGCAGCAAGAATGGTGATATCATTTCAGGTATCGAATTTAAGCAATATAGCATCTTTAACATTAAACAAAGGATTAGTAGCAGTCACAGCACAACGTTTTGGTAATGCTGACTTTGTATTTTCTATTCCTGAAGATATTACTGTTGCTGTAAACCAAAGTGGTGTTGCTGAATTCAATGACATCATGATATATGAAGGAACATATTTAATACAAACATATAATGTTTCTTCTAGAGATCCAAATCAAAAATTTATATTGCCCAACACTGGTGTAGATACTACTACAATTAGCACAACAGTTAAAGAGTCTGCGACATCAACAGTAACGAATAAATTTAATCTTTACGATAGTTTAATAGATGTTGGACCTGAGGCTAAGATTTATTTCATACAAGAAATTGATGGTGAAAGATATGAATTATTATTTGGTGATGGAATTGTAGGAAAAAAATTAGAAGAACCCAATCAGGTTAATATTGGATATATTGTAAGTAATGGGCAATTTGGAAATAATATATCTTTCTTGTCCTTTGCTGGTTCGTTGACTGCTGACAATGGTGCTGCTGTCACTACGGGCATCTCGCAAATTACTATTGACGGACCATCAACTGGTGGGGCGGCCATTGAAAGTGTTGAATCAATTAAAAAATATGGACCACAGATATACGCTTCACAAAATAGAGCAGTAACTGCTGCAGACTATGAGGCATTGATTCCCAAAATTTATCCCGAAGCAGAATCAGTTTCAGCATATGGTGGAGAGGAATTGACACCACCACAATACGGTAAAGTTTTTGTAAGCATCAAACCCGTTAACGGAGTATTTCTTTCTAATTGTTTGAAAGACAATTTAAATGCAGCATTGGCGAAATATAAAGTAGCAGGTGTTCAAGTTAATTTGATTGACTTGGGCTATCTTTATATTGAACCAAATTCAAATGTATATTATAACAGTAATTTAACTCCTTCAGCAGATGCCGTAAAAACAAAGGTATTGGATGCAATTAATAAATATGCAGATTCAACTGAACTTAATAAATTTGGTGCTAGGTTTAAGTATAGCAAATATCAATGTATTATTGATAAATCAGATCCAGCCATTACATCAAACATAACTAAAATTAAGATTAGAAGAGATTTAGAACCTAAAATCAGTTCTTTTGCTGAATATGAACTGTGTTATGGTAATAGATTTAAAATCAAAAATCATTGTCGTAGTATATCTGAAAATGCTAAAAATGGATTCAATATCATATCATCAGGATTTAAGGTAAGTGGAATTGCTGATACTGTTTACTTAGGAGACTATCCAAATAGTAATCAAATAACTGGTGAACTTTTTCTATTCAAACTTAGTTCACCTAGTAATCCAATTATAGTGAAAAGAAATGTCGGTGTTGTGGACTACATGAAAGGTGAGATTATGCTCAATCCAATTAAAGTTATTTCCACAGCAGTGTCTAAAGGAAACACCCCAATTATTGAAATATCAGCGGTGCCTTTTTCAAATGATGTTATAGGTCTTCAAGATCTATATCTTCAAATAGATATGAATTCTACTGAGGTAAATACTATCATAGATCAGATTGATTCTGGTAATGATACATCAGGAACAAATTACATTGTATCTCCTAGTTTTGATGGAAATGAACTTGTTCGTGGTGTACCAATTCTAGGAACACAGACTGGTGGTTTATCATTAGGGACAACTACACAACAAGTCGAAATTGTTACACCTCAAACATCTGTCTCAAATACCGGGTCTGTTTCCACACCTTCCACAGCTTCCACACCTTCCACACCTTCCACACCTTCCATATCATATTCATCGACACCATCAGGTCCTTCTAGCGGTTATTAATATAAAATGGCAATAGATAGAGTAAAAATTCAAGACATACTTTCTTCTCAGGTTCCTGAGTATGTTAGGGACGATTTTCCTCTGTTGGTAGAGTTTTTAGAGCAATATTATATCTCACAAGAAACAAAAAGTGGAACATTTGATCTGATTCAAAATTTAGATCAATATGTAAAAGTTGATCAATTATACAATCTAAAAACAAATACGACTCTAAATTCAGATATTAGTTCCGCAGACACCACTATTGCAACTGATGTCAATAGCAATTTTACTGAGGGTTTTGCAAAAGAAAATGGTTTAATTAAAATTGATAATGAAATCATTGCATATGGATATAAGACAGAAACAACTTTTGAGGACTGTGTAAGGGGTTTCAGCGGCATTTCAAGTTACATTGGGACCAATTCACCAGACGAGTTGGTATTTGATGAAACAATAGCATCTTCTCACAATAAGGGTGCTTCAATTCAAAATCTAAACGTACTTTTCCTTCAAGAGTTTTTTAAAAAACTTAAGCGTCAAGTGTTGCCAGGTTTTCAAGATAGAAAACTTTATGGTAATTTAAATCAAAGAAACTTTATTTTTGGTGCTAATTCTTTTTATCAATCAAAAGGAACTGATGCCTCTGTTGAGATTCTTTTTAGAGCACTATATGGTAAAGAAGCAGAAGTAATTAGACCTAGTGAATTTCTGATTAGGCCATCTGATGCTGATTATAGAATAACTAAAGACTTTGTTGTAGAATCATATATTGGTGATCCTCTAGATTTAAAAGGGAGGACTCTTTATCAACAAGTCATTAATGCAGATGGTACTTTATCGGGAATCAATACCATCACAAATGAAATTGATAACAATACAATCATTAGAGGTTCTGTTTGTGATGTTGAAAGATTACCTTTTGATGAGGGACAGTATTATCAAATTTCAATTGATATTGGATACGACAGAGATACTGATGTAGAAGGAAGTATTCGTGGAATTTATCAATCAAATCCTAAAACACAAATCATCAATACTGTAGGTGCTGGTTCCAGCATCATAGATGTTGACTCAACTATTGGATTTCCAGAAAAGGGAACTTTATTTACTAAGGATATTAATAATAATGTTATCAGTATTAATTACGGTTCAAAGACGATAAATCAATTCAATGAAATATCAACCTCTAACATAACAAATGAAATAGATGAAGGTTCAAATTTAAGTTACAATAATGCTTGTTTTGCCTTTAAGGGCAACGATAAGATAGAAGTAAGGATGACTTCTACTTTGACTAATCTTAGATTGAAAGAGCAAACTAAAAATTTAAATGTTGGAGATACTATTAATGTTAAGTCCATCGGCCTTCCTGCCACTTACAAAAAAGCAACAAATTGGTTTTACAATTTAAAAACTAATTTTCAGTCGAAAGAAATCACACAAATTGATGATACAGAATCAATTTATAGATTTCAATTATTCGATAAACATTTCTTTAAAATTGGGTATACTATAAGAGTAATAGGTTCTGATGGTGTGATTAGAACAGGAAATGTCACCTCTGTAAACTCTGATTTTTCATTTACTGCAAAATTAAGCACTTCTTTAAGTTCTTCTCAACTATTGTTAAATTATACGGTCACTAATTTAATATTAAAAGGTGATTCCTCAGATTATCTTCAATTAAGAAATTATACGACTAATGTTCAGAACATTTACACCAAGTTTAATAAAGATCTTCTTGTAGCGTCCAATTCTATTCCAACATACCTTCAGACACCACTGAATCCATATAACAAGAAAGTTACATTTTCCGGTTCAGCATCATCTGATGGCACGATTATAATAACTCCAACCACAGAACATGGATTCTTTACAGGTGATTCTGTATTTTATAAAGGTAGTATTACAACCACAATTACAACAACTCCTGATGGTAATCAGATTGCAACTGAAACAATTAACAAGTTCACCAATATGTCCGAACTTGTATATTTTGTCAAAAGAATAAGTTCAACAAGTATAAAACTGGCGAAAAGCAAATCTGATCTTTTTGGCAATAAGTTTATTGTTCCTGCCGGAACAGTAACCAACAATCAACTTATCTATTTTGATTTCTATCAAAAAAATGTAAGTCAGCAAACCATATACAGAGAATTTACTACACCAAATAATCAGTCGGGAACTTTCAATAGTGACCCAGGATATGTTGGTATGCTTATCAACGGTGTTGAAATTCTTAACTTCAAATCACCAAAAAGTGTATATTATGGAAGAATCAATGAAGTAGAAATCGTCGATCAAGGACGCGGGTATGATGTTATCAATCCTCCCCTGTTAAATATTACAGACCGGTTAGGAGTTGGTGCCACTGGAACTTGTTCAGTAGAAGGAACGCTGGAAAGAATTGATATTTCAGATACTGGATATGATTATATCGACAACCCCATCGTTAGAATTACTGGAGGTTCGCCTACAAGAGATGCCACAGCAAAAGTAAACGTATCTTCAATTGACCACAGTGTTATCTTTAATGCTGGAGCAGCAAGCACTAACGTAAGACTTGAACCAAACAATACTATTGGATTTAGCACCTTCCACAAGTTTAGAGACTTTGAAAGAGTCGTATACAATACTTATGGTTCTACAAATGTAACGGGAATTTCTACTAACTCATTCTACTATGTAAAAGTAGTTGACGCTTTTACTATCAATCTTCATAAAAGTGAGTCTGAAGCTATATCTGGTATTAACACTATTAATCTTACTGGATATGGTGCTGATACTCATTCAATTGATGCTTATGAAAGAAAGAGAATTATCACTAATATTGTTGTAACAGATCCAGGTGAGGGATATAAAAACAATAAAAAAAATATCAATTCAGTGGGTGTTGTTACTTCACTGAATACTATCAATATTTTGAATCATAATTACAAAGAAAAAGACATCATTAGATATACGCCAGGGTCTAGTCCAATCAGTGGTATTAATTCAAATACCGATTACTTTGTAAAGGTTGATGATAAGGATACTATTAGACTATTTGAAATAGGTGTAGGAGGAACTAATAGGAACTATTATTATGATAATGATATTCAAGTCAGTATTGCTTCTACAGGCAATGGTTCATTGAATTATGAAGCAATTAATGTTTCAGTTGAAGGGACAATCGGAGTCAACTCTCTTACTGATCAAGATTTCACATGCAAAGTTATTCCAGTGTTCAGAGGTTCAATTACCTCAACAGACATCACAAATAATGGTGTTGGATATGGTGCATCAACAATTCTAAATTTTGATAGACAACCTGACATAACATTTGATAGTGGTAGTAATGCACAACTTTTCCCTGTTGTGTCTAATGGTAAAATTATTGATATAATTGTTCAAAATTCTGGAACAGGATACAACTCTCCGCCAGATTTAGAAATCGTTGGTGTTGGAAGTTTTGCCAAATTAACACCTAATATTCATAATGGATCAATTGTATCAGTTAATATTATATCTGGTGGTATAGGGTATGATCAAGGCAATATACAATTAAGAATTGAACCATCAGGTGTTGATGCTACTGCAGTAGCGAAAATTCAAGAATGGAATGTAGATATTTTTGCTAATGATTTTGACAACATTGATAGTGATGATGGTTTTTTAAATGATGATATTGGTTCCACTAATCTTCAATATGGACATGTTTATGCTCCAAGAAAGATCAGAGAGTCTCTGTATGCTATTGATTTTCAGGGAAATACATTATTTGGTGAACCTGATCTTAAAATTGAAAATGGTATTGAAATCAACTCATTACAACACTCACCAATAATCGGTTGGGCATACGATGGAAATCCAATTTACGGTCCATATGGTTATTCTAATGAAACAGGAGGCGGCATTAAACAAATGCGTCCTGGTTATGAATTAATTACAAATCAAACACAAAGACCACCTTTATCTAGTTTCAAAGAAGGTTTCTTTGTTGAAGATTATGTTTTCAAAGGAACAGGCGACCTTGATGAAAATAATGGAAGAATTTGCGTAACACCAGATTTTCCAAATGGAGTTTATGCTTACTTTGCTACTTTTAATCTATCCGTTGATACAAGCGGGCCATTTGACAAATATAAAAGACCTCAATTTCCATATCTGATTGGTCCAACATTTAAATCTAAACCAAATCCTTTTAACTTTAGAAAAGTTTCCAATCAAACTGAATATGATATAGGAAAAAATGATTGGTTAAGAAACACATATTTCAATTATCTTAATAGTCAATATTCTGGATATGATTATATCTTTAATTCAGATAAAATAAAACCACAATATTTAAAAATAACCGGATCCTCCACCGGTGTGATAAAAACTGTTGGCATTATAACAGGAGGAACACAGTATCAAGTCAATGATAGTGTATTTTTTGATAATAAAGGAACAGGAGGGTTTGGTGCCAGAGCGTCTGTGTCTAGAGTTGATGGTAAAAAAGTAAATACGGTAAGTATAGCGACAACCACAGTAAACAATTTTGAATTTGTTCCATTTGGTTCTAGATCAAGATTTATTGGAATTTCTTCAATACCACATAAATTTAACAATAATGAATTTATCACTATTGATGGTTTATCACAATATTTCAGTGATTTAGATGGAACTTATCGTATTGGTGTAAGCACAAGTAATTTTGTATTAACTGAGGCGGTAGAAGCAGCATCAACCACGGGGATTAACACATTTATATCTGTTTCGGGTAATCTTCAATATCCAAACTTAGTTGTTAATGATATCTTAAAAATAGGAAATGAAAAAGTGAAGGTTCTTAACATAGAACCAAATAGGATTCGTGTTTCTAGAAAGCAAGAAAGTACTGTATCATCAGCACACACATCCACAACACCTATCACCTCTGATTCCAATAAATTGACCATTGAAGTTGGATCTGCCAAAACTACAAAAATATTAACTTTTAATAGAGAACTTTATTTTATCCCATCAGAGTCTGTAGGTATTGGAACTTCTATCGGCATTGGTATTGGGAACACTCTTTCTATCGCAAATCCAGGTGCTGGTATTTCTGAAATTTTTGTTGAACCAAGACAAATCTACTTTCCTGGACATGGACTAAAGATTAATGATAAGTTAAGATATAACTTAAACGGTGGTTCATCAATCAATTATTGGAATGGAATTGCTGGTGTAGCAAATACAAACTTGACCGGTATTACAACACTTTATGCCGTCCCATTTAATGATAACTTCATTGGTGTAAGTTCAAATGTGGTTGGACTTGGCACCACAGGAAAATATGTTGGTGTCAATACAAACACCGGACTACTTTACTTTACTGGTATTGGAACTGGTGACAATCACAGTTTTAAAACGGATTTAACTAACGTTATAACTGCTGATGCATTAAGAAATCTTGTAACTGTTGCCACAGCCGAAACACACGGTCTTAACTACCTTGATAATATAAATTTTGATCTTAAACCAAAGAGAGAGATTACTATTGATGTTAGATATGATGACTTTAACCGAAGAATTGTTTTTAATCCAAAAAATTTCACTGCAGGTGATATCAATTTAAGTGAAAATACCATTTCATTCTCAAACCATAATTTTAAAACTGGCGATAGAGTAATTCATACTTCATCTTCTCCATCTGGTGGTTTGGATAATGAAGGAATGTATTTTGTTTATCTTTATAAGAAAAATCAAATTAAACTCATTAACAATAAATCTGATTTAAATCTAGTTGATCCACCATTTGTTAACATTACATCTACTTCTAGTGGAACATTATCAAGAATTAATCCATTTATCGAAGTTAACAGAAAGAATACATTGAGATTTGATTTATCAGATCAGTCACTTTCCTTTATTTCAAATGGAATTAGATATTCTGCATTTGAGATGAAAATCTTTAATGATATAGAATTTAATAACAGATTTTTAACTTCAGGAAACTCTAGTGTGTTTGAAGTGACATCATCTGGTGAAGTTGGTATTACATCGACAGCAAATCTTGCAATAAGTGCTACAGAAAATCTTCCTTCAATTTTATGGTACAAATTTGAAACCATTAATCAGTCAATTATTCCCGCAGTGAAGAATGAATTGATAATTGATATGGATGTTAATGCTTATAATCAGATTGATATTGTAAGAACAGAAATAGATGGACCAAGAACTGTGACAGGTATTGGAACCACTACATTTACCTTTGTTGTTGAGAAATCACCTGATGTTTTGTCTTATGGATCAACTAATTCGGAATCTTATTATTCCACAAATTCAAAATCGGCTTATGGTCCAATCAACGATGTAAGAATTATTGATCCTGGTTTTAGTTACAAACTTATTCCGTCAATTTCTTCAATTAGAAGTGGATTTGGAACAGGTGCTTTAGTTGAACCTGATGGCGATATTGGACAAATTCTTAATACACAATTCATTTCAGATAACATAGGATTTGATTATCCCAATGACTCCACACTAGATTTAGTGGCAGGAATTCCAGAAATTCTTAAATTAGATCCACTTTCTTCTTTTCAAAGTATTGGAATTACCTCTGGTGGCATAAATTATCTCAACTCCCCCAAATTAGTTGTCATAGATGGACTTTCTGGAAAGATAGTTGACGTAGAACTTGAATACGAACTAGGAGATGTTGAAGTTACCATTCTTAAGAATACTTCTTCCCTTTTCTATGTTCCACCAACATTTATTCCTACCAATAACTCAAATGGATTCTCAATCTCTTCGCTGACTTATAATAACACTAACAAGGTAGTTAGACTTTTCCTTTCTCATCAATTCGCATCTGACTCAGAATATCCATTTGAAATTGACAAACCCATTCTAGTTGAAAATATTAGTGTTGGCGTTGGTTCTACTGGATCGGGATTTAATTCAAAGGACTATGAATATGTATTATTCTCAGTAACTGGTGTTAATACAAACGCTGGTGGTAGTGGTGCTTGGGTTGAATATGATTTAAGTGAGCAAATAGGTGATTCTGGATTCCCTGGTAATTTTAGCACTGATTCCATTGGCAAAGTTATTCCAAAGACACACTTTCCAACATTTAATGCACAACTTCGTAAAAATATGTTTGTTGATGGTGAAAAATTAATAAGTGATAATTTTACAGGAAGAGTTCAGAATTGGAATTCAAATAATGAAACCTTGAAGGCAACAATCAATGGTGTTGCATCACCTAATGATGCAGTTCGTGGATTTACTTCTGGATCAGTGGGTATAATTCAATCTATAGATATTTTTGATTCTCGTATTGATGTCGGTGTTGGGGCAACCATATACGATGGATGGCAAAGAAACACTGGTTTCTTAAATGATAATCTTCAAAGAATTCCTGATAATGAATATTATCAAGAATTATCATATTCAATTTCTTCTGAAATTGATTTAGACACATGGAATGATCCAGTAAGTACTCTTACACATACTGCTGGATTTAGAAAATTCTCTGATCTTCAAATTTACAGTGGTGCAAGCACCGAAAATTCTGCAATTGTTGATACAAATGATTCTAACTTGACCACAATTGTTGATATTATTAGTAATGGTAACTTGAATTGTTACGCAGACTTTGATGAAGCAACTGAAAGAGGTAAGTTTATTGATAACGTCTATATTTCTGATGAAATTATTTTAAAGAATAGAATTTTAACTGATTTCCTTCAATCAATTGGAAACAGAGTTCTTGAAATTGATGACATCTCATCTCAATTTAACAGTAATGCAAGAGCAACTCCTTTTTCTGTTGTTGCCGCTTATGAAAAAAATTACAATTATAACAAGATTTTTACTTATGTGAAAGACAGAACATTTACTGATGAAAGACAGTTTGCTATTGTTTCTGTTCTTCAGGACGATGAGATTGGTTATATGAGTCAATACGCCAGTATTGAAACTTATCCATATCTTGGATATTTTGATTATGCAAGTACAGCGGATGGATGGAATTTACTTTTCTACCCTGTTAAGTTTGAATCTAACATTTATGATGTTACAACATCAGCAATTAATGTTTTAGCAGGTGTTGCCAATACTTCCCTTAGAGCATTTGGTGATGTTTCTTACATCGTCGGTTCAACTGTAGATATTCCAGCAAGCACAACAACTTCAATTGTTTCATTTGGTACAACATATAGATCAGCAAAACTTATTAATTTATTTGTAGATTCTAATGATAAAATGTATGGGGCAGAATTGAATATCGTTCATGATGGAACTGATTGTTATCAAATTGAGATGAACGCTATTGATGAAAATCAAGGATTGAGTGGAGTGGGATTTGGTACTTTTGATTCTAGAATCGCAGGAAGTAATGTCATTGTTGATTTTTATCCATCAGTTTCTGTAGCACTTACTTGCTCTACCGCTTCGATTCTTGTTTCAGATAATAATACAACCGCTGGTAACGAATTCCTGGATGTTTCAAGAGTTGGTTCTTCTTACAGTTCCATTGCAGCATCTAGTTCCCCAACTACTAATATAATCGCTTCTTATGCTGATCCATCAGAATCTGCTTATTATTTTGTAACAATTGAAAATACAACCGATGGTGAATATGAAATTTTAGAATTAGGAGCAATTAACTCCTCCTCCAATGAAGCATATGTTGAATTTGCCAATGTAAAAACTGGGGGTAATATTGGAACAATAGGCATTCAAACAGGTGCTGATGGTATTGATGTTGTTTACACGCCAGTAGCAAATAAAGCAGTTCAAGTTAGAACATATTTTACTGAAATGAATATCTTTGATGAAAATAATAGAGAAACCGAGATTAATATTGAGAATATTCAAATTGATACAAATCGTGGTAATTATCAAGGAACGTTGCTTGATGTTAAGAAGAGATTTGAACTGAAACATGATGGTGATAATATATTCAGAAGAATATTTGAAGGTAATAACTCTTCTATTGTTGACATTTCAAATAATACAATCACGATTCCAAATCATTTCTTTGTAAGTGGAGAAAAAGTGAAATACAGCAATCCTGGAACTGGTTCCACGATGGCGATCAGAATTGACTCTACTACCTTCCCAGGAATTGGTGCCACCACATTTCTTCCAACCGATATATTCATTATTAAAGACGATGAAGCAAAAATTAGGTTGGCAACTAGTGCAGAAAATGCACTTGCGGAAACACCCGTTGCTATTGGATTTTCTGGAGTGGGAATTGGAATATCACATGCTATTAACTCAATTAATCAGAATGCTAAAGCAATAGTAGCGATTGATAACATCATTCAATCACCCGTTGCTCCAACTGATTTGACTACGACTCTAGACCAAGATATTATTTTTGAAACTAGATTCAACACAACTGGAATTACGTCATTCATTTCTGGTGATATTATTAAAATTAATGATGAGTTTATGTTGATAGAGGGGACTGGAATCGGCAACACGGTTTCAATATCAGTTGAAAGAGGAGCACTAGGTTCACCTATTGGAGTTCATACTACTGGTGCAACTATAACAAAATTTACTGGAAATTATGATATAAGAGATAATTCAATTAATTTCATCTCCGCACCATTTGGTAATATACCCCTTAGCACAACTACAGGTGATCCAAATGATAGGGACTGGACTGGCATTACGACTAGTTCTAAGTTCCAAGGTAGAACATTTATGAAACGTGCTGCTGTAGGCACTACCGAAGAAACTTATCATGGTAATTATGTATTTGATGACATCTCTGGTCAGTTTACCGGTATAGGTAAGACTTATACCTTACAGAATGATGGAAACAATATAACTGGTATTGATACTAGCACAGTTATACTTATAAACGGAATCTATCAGGTCAACCAGGGTGTTCAAGCATATGATGGAGATTATGAAGTAATTGAAAATTCTGGCATCAGTTCTGTTGTATTCTCCGGAGAAGCAGTAACACAGGGTTATGATCCAAATAGAACCACACTTCCAGTTGGTGGTAGATTTATTTCTGTCGGATCAACTGAAGGGTTTGGATATCAACCATTAGTCGCCGCTGGCGGCACAGCAGTAATTTCTGCTGCTGGCACAGTCTCTTTAATTAGTATCGGTAATAGTGGTTCTGGATACAGAGTTGGACTTAACACTGTTTATAACGTTGGTGTTCAGACATTTAGTGGTGTTCTTCCTAATATTGAAAATATTGGCACTGCTGTTGTTCAAAATGGACATGTGGTAAGTGTTGCGATTACTAATCCAGGAACAGGATATACATTCACTAACGCGCCTGTAGTTGTATTTGACTCTCCACTCAGTTATAGTAATGTTCCAGTGATCTATAGTTCGCAAAGTCCTTCTTCAAATGGAAGAGAAGCAACTATTGATATAGTTGTGGGTCAAGGTTCAAGTATTATTGACTTTGAAATTGTAAATCAAGGTTATGGATATCGTGACGGTGATATTTTAACTGTTGCTGTCGGGGGAACAACCGGCATACCTACAAACACATCTTTAGCATATGATGAATTTCAGATTAGAGTCGAAGATACTTATTCTGATCAGTTTAATGCTTGGTCAATTGGTGAATTCCAAGTATTCGACAGACTTGATTCGCAATTTGATGGAGTTACAAGATCCTTTAAACTTACTGTTAATGAAGAAGTTATTTCGATTAAGGCGGCTGCTGGTTCAAATATTGAAGTCGAACAAACTCTTCTGGTATTCATTAATGATGTTCTTCAAAAACCAAATGAAGGATTTACATTCAGTGGTGGCAGTGTAATTACGTTCAGTGAAGCACCTAAGGGTCCTGTAGGGGGAGGTCAAACTGGTGATACATCTAAGATTCTGTTTTATAAGGGATCTGGGTCTGTTGATGTAACCTTTACAGAAGTTTTAAAAACCATAAAAGTTGGAGACACATTAGAACTCAACAATAATCCAGAAAAAGGACAACCTATTACACTTGATCAAATTTCTAGAACCGTTGTTGGTATCAATACACTTGATACTGTTGAAACTGTCTCATATGTGCAACCTGGAGTAACAACAGACACTACTTTAGAAAGACCTGTTACCTGGTGTAAGCAGACTGTTGACAAAATTATCGATGGTGATGAAATTGGCAAAGATAGAGTTGCTTATGAACCCTCTATTTTCCCAGCATCATATCTGATTCAACCTGTTGGTGTCGGCACGACCGTCATCCATGTTGATACTGTCAGACCACTGTTTAATGCTGACAATGAGCAAAATATCAGAAACTTCCAGAACAAAATCAACATCAATACACAGGACACTTTAGTTGGTGCTACTGTCACTGCTATTATAGGTGCTGATGGTGGTGTTTCTTCTTTTGGTATCACTAATATCGGTCAAGGATATAGTGGTCTTTCTACCGTATCAATTAAAGTTTCCACACCTGTTGGGCTTGGTAATACACAAGCAGCGACTGGTATTGGAACACTTAATGCTTCGGGGACATTAGTTTCTGCTTCTGTTATCACACCTGGCACTGGATATACTTATACTACACCACCTGTAACATTGATTCAAACGCCTACATTGACTGAAGAAGATATGTCCGTCAATTCTTATACGGGCGATCACGGCATCATTGTTGGATTTGGAACAACCACATTTACGGCAGGTCTTGGAACACAAACTCAGATCATATTTGATTTCTACATTCCAGTTGATTCTGATATGCGTGACACTGATTTGGTTGGAACTGCAGTTACAGTAAGTGGTATCTCTACTGGTGATTACTTCACGATTTACAATTCTAACATTGGACTTGGAACGCCAGCTGGTTCTTCACTTAGAACCCTTTACAATGATAACGTAACGGTTCTTGGCATCACCACCACATTCTGTGATTGTGTATATCAAGTTGAGGATGTTCAAACACTTCAAGTTAACGTTACAGGCGTAGGCACGACATCGGTCAGGAGAATCTTCACCAACGTTGGTTCAATCAGCACCGTATCATTTGGAACCACAACAATCACATTTGACTCTACACAATTCACGTTTGATAGTCAGGTGTTTACAGTCTATCAAGGTGGAATTAGTTCTTCTCACAACTTTGGTAGATTCAGTTGGGGTCAGATTGGCGTTAGTAGAGGTATAAACGCTAAATCGTTCAACTTCTATGGTGAAGAAGGATACGCAGGCATCAATACCTCGGGATTGGTCACTAGATTCAATCCATTGAAATTCAATAATTATGTTCCCTAAATATTTTTACGAAAAAGAGCTGTAGGAAATGGCAAAACAAGGCATTGGAACAGGTAGCTCCCCCAATGACGGAACTGGCGATACCCTATTAACGGGTGCTGGTAAGATTAATGATAATTTTGATGAAGTCTATGGTGTCATCGGTGATGGCACCACACTTTTTGTTGGCATAGTAACTCAGATTACTGCTGGAACCAATGTCAGTATTTCTACAGCATATGGATCGGTTGAAGTCTCTGCCGGTTCTACAACAAACCTAAGAGCAGACACATTGGTTGTTACTGGTATATCAACGCTAGGTATTGTAACTGGTGCGACTTATTATGGTGATGGATCTAATCTTACTGGCATGGCAAATACCAGTAATGTTAGAACTAACTCATTAAATGTTTCTGGCGTATCCACCGTAGCATCATTAAATTCAACTGGTGTTGTGACTGCCACTTCTTTTGTTGGAAGTGGAGTAAATCTTACTGGAATCACTACTTTGATTGAAGCGGGTGATAATATTACACTAACAACTGATTCTGGTATTACCACAATCACATCTACTGCTATCGCATCAACTGCAGAATTAAGAGCAAATACGTTAGAAGTCACTGGTGTTTCAACGTTCAGCTCTTCTGGCGTTGCTGTTACTGTTACCAATAATATTTTTATTGGAGGTGACTTTGAGGTTGGATTCGCAGGTTCAATGCGTGGTAATGGATCATACGTTACTGACCAGAGATGGTCAATATCAGGCGCTAACCCTAACTATACCTTTACTGGTATTGGTATCACATCTGGTAACAAAAATAATCCATATCTTTATTTTCAAAGAGGTGGTGTTTATGAAATTGAAAACACCACACCTAATTCTCATCCACTTCAAATCAGGGAATCTGCTGGTGGTGCTGAATGGATTGCCGGAGTAAGCACATACCGTTCAAGTGCTAGTTCTGTAACGACCAGAATTGAGGTCCCATTAAATGCACCAAACACTTTAGTCTATCAGTGTACCATACATTCAGGGATGTACTCAACCATTTCGGTATACCCCAATGCCCTCACATAATACCTATAAATAACAAAAAAGTCCTAGCAAAATGGCAGCGATAATTACTGACCAACTTCGCATTTTGAATGCTAAGAATTTTGTTGCTGGCGTTCAGTCATCATCAAATTCTTATTATACTTTTATTGGTCTCCCCAATGCATCTGATTATCAATCGGACTGGAATACAAATCCTCCCTCTCCGAAAGATAATTTAAATCAATCTAATGATTATTGGGATACAATGATCGCTATGAAAAAAATTTCTAGTAGCGATGTAAGTCAAGTTATTAAAAAGGTAACTTGGTCATCAGGAACTACATATGATATGTGGAGAAACGATATCAATAGAGATAATCCTTCACAGCCATCTGGAGCATTTGACATTTATGATGCTAATTTTTATGTAATGAATTCTGATTATAGAGTTTATATTTGTCTTTTTAATAATGCTAACCCAGAAAACGCATATCAGGGAGGACCTTCACTCGATGAACCTACTTTTACTGATTTAGAACCAAGAGCAGCGGGTAGTAGTGGTGATGGTTATATTTGGAAATATCTGTATACTATTAAACCAAGTGAACTTGTTAAATTTGATACTACTAATTATATCCCTGTCCCCCAAAAATGGGAAACAAATAGTGACGATGCACCAGTAAGAAATAATGCAGCAACTAGTGGTCAAATTAAAGTTGTAACAATTAAAAATAGGGGAGTTGGTTTAGGAACTGCTAATAGAACTTATACGAGAGTTCCTATTAAAGGTGATGGATCAGGTGCTGAAGCAACAGTCATTATTAATAATGATTCAAAAGTTGAAAGTGTAACAATTTCTAAAGGTGGTTCTGGGTATACTTTTGGAACTCTTGACTTACAATCTGGAGGTGTTCCGACTGGAACCACTCCTCCAACTTTTGATATTATCATTCCACCTCAGGGTGGGCATGGTGCAGATATCTATAGGGAATTAGGTGCATATAATGTTTTATTATATTCTAGAATAGAAAATGATTCCCAAAATCCAGATTTTATAACTGGAAATGAAATAGCAAGAGTCGGTATTGTTCAGAGTCCTGTTAATTATGATGCGAGTGGAATTTTAGAACTTGACAAAGCAAGTGCTGTTTATGCACTCAAACTTGTGGGAACTGGATATAGTTCGGTTGTATTTAATCCAGATGGACAGATTACACAAACAATTGGTGTTGGATCAACTGCTTTTGGTAGGGTCGTTTCTTATGATCAAAATACGGGAGTATTGAAGTATTGGCAAGATAAATTCCACGTTGGATTTAATACTGATGGGTCAAGAAATGCATCTCCAGAATATGGATTTGAAATGCATAGATTCACTTCAGACATTGGTAGTGGTGGTTCATTAACAATTGTTGGTGGATCAAGTAACTTAGGCATTCAAAGCACTTTTGGTAGTGTTAGTAATCCAGGTATAAGTACAGTAATAAATAGTAGGACATACTATTTGGGTCAACAGTTTATTAAAGGTGTGTCCCAACCAGAAGTCAAAAAGTATTCTGGAAATATAGTTTACGTTGATAATAGACCATCGATTACACGGTCATCTAATCAAAAAGAAGATATCAAAGTTATTTTGCAATTCTAAAGAATTATGTCCCAAGAAACAAATCTCAACGTATCTCCATACTTTGATGACTATCATGAGCCTACAATTGGTGGTAAAGATAATGAATATTATAAAGTTCTTTTCAAGCCAGGATATCCTGTTCAAGCT